GTCTCGTGATAGTTATTATTCATAATTTGTATTTAATTAGTTTCAATTTTTATTTAATTCTTCTTTATTTTGTTTTTCTTGACTTATTTTTATTTTTTCGAGAATTAATTGTTTTTTTAAGTTTTTGAATTTTTCGCTTGTAAGTTCGCCTTCTTCCACCAGATTTGAATCTATTTAAAAGTTCAATTTTTTTATCTCTCAGAGAAGAACAAAGTGTGCCTTCAATATTTCCTTTAGCATCTCTTTGAGACATATTTGCTTCACCAAAAGTATCATTGCATTTATATTGCAAGTCTTCCAAATCTTTAGCTAATTCTGAACAACTATAACTATCACAACATGGTTGTTTTAATAAATATTCTCCAGTTTTTATCAAACTTCTTTTTTTATAAGATTTATAACACTGACTCATATATATTTTATGGCGATAATAAAATTTTAGAAAACTTTTTAAAATTTACGCAACTTTTTTAAAGTTGTAGTATAATAGATGTCAGAAGCAATTTTTGGTTTTCCAGTAACATATAAAGGCGCAAATGTATCTTTTGTAAAACAAATGACAAGACAAAATCAAAAACAACTATATTGCGGCTGCATAAAGAGGCAATATAAAAAATTTGTAACAGCAGAAAATAATCCACAAATATCAAATGCACAAAGAGTCTCTCAAATATTATCTGCTAGTACAAGTTTAGGAGGAAGAACATTTTTTGGAAATGCAAATAATAATAGACAACCAAAATATGATGCTTTAAGTGCAATTACAACTCCGACAATAAGACCTATAAGAAATAAATTTTAAGTTTGCGTTTAAAAATAATTATCCTTTAGAAATAATTATTTTTTCTCTAGTCAATTTATAATGACTCACGAAAAATCAACAGGAACCAGAGCCGAGGTTTGGCACGGAACTGCCAAGCACACCAGTGGTGGATTAGAAAAGAAAGATTTGCTTAAGAACAAACACGGGCGCATTGTTTCAAAGAAGAAGCACCATTCCGAGAAAAAATCCAAACGTTTAGTAAAAGCTGGATACGGAACCAAGAAGGGCAAATTTGGATTTGTCTTACTTCACAACAAGAAGGGTGGCCGAAGCCACCACAAGCGCAGCCTTATGTTAGGCCGCAGCCGCGCCGGTGGAAAGAGCCGCAGAAGACGCGGAGGCTATGCTGGCACCAATTTTGCCTTGAGCCCTGCTGAAGTTAGCGGCATGGCGGGTACCACTGCCGAGAATCCTAGCACTGGCGTTCAATTTGCTGCTGGTATGGGAAATTAAAACAACTTTTAAACATATTATTTGATAAATTAAAATTAAATAATATGAAAATTAAATTAAGTACCAATCGCTAGAAATAAAATTATCATACATGATGTAATCTGATAAGAAAGCATATAAATATTTTTCAAAATAACGTTTGCTAACAATAACAAGCCAATCTCCAGTTAATTTATCGGGGTTTTGTGTCTGAAATAAAATATAAAAATTATAGGCCTCTTCAAACTCAATTAAAGGATTCATATCAGTTTCATTAGAAAAGTCATATTTTTCTTTAGCTTGAAGTTTAAGTATATCCAACGTATATTGAATATCTTTCTTTTTGTCCCAAAGTGAGCATTGAATATTTAAAATGTATTTATTATCAAGAACTTCAACATTTGGAAAAAAATGCTGGAGAATATTGAGAACGTCTTTTTCACGCAAGTTACCATTTGAAAAAACAGATTTTGAGTTTTTATTACACCATATTTTGAATAATAAACATATTTCATCAATTTCCATTTCATCATCAAACTCTTCATTATTTACAACTTGAATAGTTGTCTCCCAAAAGTTGGTAAAATCTGAAATAACGGGTAAATATTTGCTTGTAACATTTATAAACATATCAGTTTCTTCATTATATTCCAATTTTTCTTTCAATAAATTTTTAAGAGTAGTTGAATAGATCATATTAGGTAAAGTCAAACTATGAATAAATTGTTTCCATACAAAATGCATATTTTTCCACTGAATTGTAAATAAATTTTCTGAATTTTCTCCAACTTTTTCAATGCATTGATTCATAAATTTTTCAACAATAGCGTTTTGTGTGTTATTTTTTAAAAAGAATGCATAATTTTTCAAATCTTCGTCGGACTTTGTTTCAATAAAATTATCGGAATTTTGGTGTCTATTCGAATAGTGACTTGCTACTACCAATAAATCTAATCCAATTGCTTTAATTGCCTCTTTAAAAAGTTCAATAGAAAAATTTTCATTTGTTTTAATAAGTCTACAATTTTCATAATTGTGATTTTCATGATATTTGGTCATAAAATTATTAATAGTGTTGGAATTACCAATATTCACATATGCAATATTATCAATTTCGCAAAGTAATTTTTTAGTATTTTGACTAATAAGAAAAATATTTTCAGTGTTTTTCTTTAAAATATTATCACCAATAGCAGTTAAAAAATATTTTGCTTGATTTTTTGTAGAGAAAATAGCAGGACAAAGAAAATTCAAGACATTCTGAATAGTATATGTTTCAGGGATTGATTTCAAAAGATTTCTCTCTTTGATTTTTTTTATAATATTAATTTTTGTTTTATGTTTCCATTGTACAAGAGGTTTATCTTTTGAAATGCTAGTTAATAATTTGAAAAGTATGTCATCTTCTTTAACAATTTTGTAATTTTTTCCATTATATTCATAAAAAGAAGAATTGTTATTATTGCTCAAAAAATAATATTGGTTTTTACTTAAAAAAACTTGCACAAAAATTCTTTGTTCATTTGTTAATAAATTATTTCTGTCAACACGTTTCTCATAATTTTTGCATTCATTGTCAAGTGTATTAGGCAAATAATTATTTATGTGATTGTTAATTCGATTTAACATATATAGATTATTTTGGTATTTTTCACACAATTGTTTAATAGTTTCTTGACACTTATCTTCAAGTTCATTATCAACGTTCATTTAGATATACATAATAAGCATTTGTTTATATTCTTTTTAAAAAATAGCATTTTGCTATACTTTTCTTAAAAGTATATTTTTCTAAAAGTAATATAGATGAAAACTCAAAAAGTACCAATAAGATATTTACCAAAAAGATTAACAAGAAAAGATAAAAAAATGCAATCTCGAATGTTAAAAAAATCGAGGCGACTCTACAAAAAGGGACTCTACTATACACGAAAACCTGTACAAAGTTTTAAATCAAAAGTATCCCCTCACATTATTAAGGCGCGAAAAATGTATGGAGTAGAAACTATTGGCGCAACGGATGAATTAGCAAAAAAAACTGGTTGCACCAAAGATGCACTGAGTCAAATTATACGTAAAGGTGAAGGTGCATATTTTTCAAGTGGATCGCGTCCGAATCAAACAGGACAATCATGGGGTGTTGCGAGGTTGGCAAGCACAATAACAGCCGGAAAAGCGGCCGCGGTAGATTATAATATTTTAGAAAGTGGATGTAAACCTGGAAGCAAAGCTCTAGCTTTAGCCAAAAAGGCAAAGAGAGAATATGGACATGGTCAAGGAACAGCACCCAAAGTATCCTTTTAAAAAATTATAGAAAAAGTAAAATATACTTTTAGTGCGTTAAAATAAAAATATTTGCCCCATAAGTATTTAAAGATTATAAAATAAAAACAATTATAATGTCGAATTCGATTAAAAATTCATCAACAGATGGAAATGTATTAACAATTAAAACTGTACAAATTGCTCCTTTTAGAACATTGATGACAGCATTGAAAGATATTTTATTAGAAACAAATATTACTTTTCAACCTGATGGTATCCGTATTATTAATATGGATAAGTCTCATACCATTTTGGCTCATTTGTATTTAGCTGCGCAAAATTTTGAATTTTATGAATGTAAGAAAGAGAAAATTATTATTGGTGTAAATATGTTTCATTTATTCAAATTGATTAATTCTATTGACAATGATGATACATTGACAATTTATATTGAGAATTCCGACTATGTCGATGGAATTGTTTCTCATTTAGCATTAAAATTTGAGAATGGAGAGATCAAGCAATGTAAGACACAGAAGTTGCGTCTTATTGAGCCTGAGCCTGAGGAGTTGGAGTATCCTGATGTGAAGTTTTCTTCCATTATCAATTTGCCTTCTGCTGACTTCCAAAAGATTATTCGCGACCTATCGTGCATTTCTGACAAGTTAGAAATTAAGTCGGTGGGTAATGAATTAATTTTCAAATGCTCTGGACAATTTGCACAAGCAGAGATTCATAGAGCAGAGTCTGATGGTAGCATGGGGTTTGTTCTAAAACAAGATTCTTCTAAGGTGATTCAAGGTGAGTTTTCCTTGAAGAATTTAGGTTATTTTATTAAATGTACAAACTTGTGCTCACAAATTGAGTTGTATTTAGAGAATGATTTGCCTCTGGTTGTTAAGTATAATGTAGCAAGTCTTGGTGAGATAAAATTGTGTCTTTCTTCGCTGCCATCCACATAATTCGATTTCTGTTATTATAAAAAATAATTTATATAATAATAGTATATACAATGTCTTATTCTAGAAGTTATTCTGATTATTTGGGAGCAATGAAATGTTGCAATTCAATTGGTTGTGGGCCTGTTGGACCTGCTGGCCCTACTGGACCCATTGGTGCAATCGGTCCTGCAGGTTTAACAGGTTGGACTGGTCCTACAGGACCTACGGGAAGAAGTTGCAAAGGTGATACAGGACCTACGGGTCCTTCTGGTGGTCCTGTTGGACCTGCTGGACCTGCTGGAGCTGCTGGACCTGCTGGAGCTCTTTTAGTTGCAAGTGCCGTCTATAATACTGATGCGGTTTTTTATATAGGTTCAAGTCCACCCGGGACAGCTCCAGATCAACAATTTTATACTGACGGAACTTATTCAACAAAAATTCCAATTGCAATTACATTACCAGCAGCAGGTAAAAAGTGGGCTATTAATATTTCTATATATGAGGGTTTTGGTACATCTTTTGCGCCTCCGGTTCTTAATACTTTTTATGTTAGATTTTATACTAATACAGCTCTTACTCTGAATCAATATGGTACACAGATTTTTACTGGTTATACACCATATTATTTAACTCCAGTAACTTCAGATGGAACAATACCATACCGAAATGTTGGATCGTATAGCGATATTTTAGACTTGACTACAGGAACGGGGGCATCATTTACTCAATGGTACATTCAATTGAATCAATTTGGAGCTTATAATGGAAGATTTGATTTTTCCATTACAATGTATTCTATTTCATAAATAATAATTAATTTTTATACTTAAAAATAAAATAATAAGTATAAAATAAATAATGGAACAATATCAGGCTCCTAGCGATGTATTAATTGTTTCTGCTTTCATGGCAAATATTACAACCCCTCAATGTTTGGAAACAAATGAGAATAACAAAAAATATACTGAATATTTTATTCCACTTTTACAGGCAAATGTCAATAAAATAATTTTTATTGATTCATCTGTAGTTGATAGATATAAGTCATATGAAAATCATAACACTCGAATTATTCCCTTTGTAAAAGAATCTAGTTATTTATATGAACATATGCATAAAATTACAGATTTTCATCCTAATAATAATAATCCAGAAAAGGATACAATTCAATACATGTTTACTCAGTGCCATAAAACAGAATGGGTAAAACAAGCCATTGAAATGACTAGTAGCGACACGACACCACCAAGTCAATACATTTGGGTAGATTTTGGCGTAAAACATATGTGCAAATGTAGTAATGAGGAATTTATAAAAAAAATAGAACGTCTTGCAACGTGCATATATAATAAAGTAAGAATTGCGTCTATTTGGAATCCTGATACAGAATATTCTAATAATATTTATAGAGACATGTGTTGGTATTTTGGTGGATCGGTGTTCGGTGGGAATAGAGCTTTTCTTTTAGAATTTGCACGAATAATGAAGATGGTTTGTTTGGAGATTATTGAGACAAAACACACAATAATGTGGGAAGTTAATATTTGGTATTTAGTTTATAAAAGAATGAGATTTTTATTTATGCCGTACACATGCGATCATAATAGTTCAATCATTGATAATTATTAAATATACTTTTATAAAAAGTATTTTTAATAAACATATTTTGCAATACCTTTTTAAAAGTATTATCGATAATTTGTTATAGATTCAACATACGTTTTGCTATAAATGGCAATTTTTGTTGTGCGATCCCATGTACTATAAGGAACAATAACACGATCTTGTTCAACAATTAAACCAATGCAATACTCAATTGGCTCTCCTTGAAACTTAAAAGGAGCTGAATATCTTTGTAAATTCATATTTAAATCAAAAATAGCAAAAATGTGATAATAATGGCGAGGTTGTTCATAAGAAACAATGTGAAGAACAAACCAAATTTCATTTCCAAAAGTATAGCCACAAGTAGATCCACGGCTGTGAGAAAATATTTTTGGCATGTTTGTTCTTGTTTCAACCAAATCAAGCTGATTCGTTTCTGTATTAATTTTGCAAATTTGCAAAGGATGCCATTTATATACAACGTGATTAGAATTTTTATAAAAAATATTTACCCAGTTTTTCTCGCAATCTGATTTTACAAA